GGATAGCGAGTCGGTGAGTGCTGAGATCGAGCGGCGGCTGAGTGACTTACTGTCAGGCAGTCAGGGACAAGCGGGGTCAGAGCCAGAGGCCAGCCCAGAAGAAAATCTGCACTAACGGCAGTGCCTATACCAAAACCGGCCAAAAATGATAGTACCCACCCCCCCTGTGAGCGTGACGTACCTGATTTACTGTATATAGGGAAATGCTCAAGCAATTATGAGAAATTGAAGCCCCTATTATTTTTTCCTATTGTGCGCCCACGAATCCCGAAATTTGCGAAATCTTTTTTCGGGTTTTTTTTGCCCAAAAATTTTCTGCAAAAAATTGGCGGTTTTTGTTGCCTTTTTCTGTCAAGAGCGTAATATCTGTAAAATCTAGAGATTCCTATGTATACAGGAATATTCCTGTTAAGGGTATATTCCCCTGCATATGTTACGGTTATCTGAGCATGTCACCTTTAGGATTAGTTTTTACTAGTACGGAGACATGTTACGAACGGCAATATTCCTACAGGCATATTCCTAGGTGTTATTCGGACTAGGTAGATTCCTGTTGCACCCCCTGCGCCTGAAGTAAAGGTGCGCCATAAAAGGCTTTATATGTCTTTGATTGACAAGATAGACCCTGCGCTTTTAAAGCAGATACCAAATTTACCTGTTGAGGAACAGAAGCAGATTCTTTCCTTAATGGAGGAGCTTGAAGAGTCCGAGGCCAAAGATAAGGCTAGAGAGACCTTTATGGGCTTCACCAGTAGAGTCTGGCCTGCCTTCATCGAAGGTCGGCATCACAAGATTATGGCTAGAGCGTTTGAACGTGTAGCCAATGGTGAGTTGAAGCGGTTAATTATTAATATGCCTCCTCGCCATACAAAATCAGAATTTGCTTCTTACTTACTGCCATCATGGTTTTTGGGTCGTTTCCCTGAGAAGAAAGTTATTCAAACAGCACACACTGCTGAGTTGTCGGTAGGCTTTGGCCGTAAGGTTCGTAACCTTGTCGATAGCGATGACTACAAGTCTATATTCCCTAAAGTTACATTACGCTCTGACTCAAAGGCCGCTGGCCGATGGAGTACGGGTAGCGGGGGCGAGTATTTTGCGATTGGTGTTGGCGGTGCTGTTACAGGTAAAGGTGCTGACCTATTAATCATTGATGACCCCCATTCGGAGCAAGAAGGTCAGAGTGGTGATCCCTCAGTCTTTGACAAGACCTATGAGTGGTACACATCAGGGCCAAGACAGCGTTTACAGCCGGGCGGTGCGATTATTATCGTAATGACCCGCTGGCACAAGCGAGACCTTACAGGGCAGATTATAAAGTCCTCCACTCAACGTACAGGTTCAGACGAATGGGAGGTGATCGAGTTTCCGGCGATCATGCCATCAGAAACACCTCTATGGCCTGAATTCTGGCCTATGTCGGAATTGGTGGCGCTAAGGGAGGAACTGCCCTCAGCAAAGTGGAACGCCCAGTACCAGCAAAATCCGACCTCTGAAGAGGGGGCGCTAATCAAACGTAACTGGTGGCGCATATGGGAGCATCAACACCCGCCTCCGTGTGAGTTTATTATCCAGTCATGGGACACAGCGTTCCTCAAGACGCAGAGGTCAGATTACTCTGCCTGCACAACATGGGGAGTTTTTTACGCCCCAGATGATGAGGGCATGACTGTAGCGAATATTATTCTGCTAGACGCACTAAAAGAGCGACTAGAGTTTCCTGAGCTTAAAAAGGCCGCTCAAGAGCTTTACATGGACTGGCAACCCGATGCCTGTATTGTTGAGGCGAAAGCCGCAGGAACACCCTTAATCTTTGANTTGCGGGCTATGGGCATTCCGGTATCGGATTACACCCCGTCCCGTGGTAACGATAAGATATCAAGGGTAAATGCGGTGTCAGATTTATTTGCCTCTGGTATAGTGTGGCGACCTGAGAGAAGATTCGCAGAAGAGGTTGTCGAGGAGTTCGCGGCATTTCCTGCGGGAGAGCATGATGACCTTGTTGATTCATCAACTCAGGCGCTTTTGAGGTTTAGGCAGGGCGGCTTTTTAAAGTTAAGCTCTGACGAAGAAGATGAGCCTTTGCGTCAAAGAACTGCGGCCTATTATTGATGGAAGGAATAGAAGTAAAGGGTTGGTTGATTAATAGACTTGTTAGACCCGTCTTTAGGAAGTTCTCTAAGGTTGGGGATCATGTGTATTTTGACAACAAAGACTTCCCTGTTACCGAAGAGATTGAGTTTCATTTCCCTATAATACTCGCGGAGTTGAACAGGGTTATGCTGAGGTCTAAAGAGCTTACCCCGTTTCAGGATATAAGCCCAGACCAGATATACATATCAAATGATGACAAGTGGAAGATGTTTTTCCTTAAAGCTGGCACTGTAAGGTTCGATAGAAACTGTCAAGAATGCCCAAACACAATGACATTTCTGGATAAGCATGAAAGCATAGTCTCGGCGTACTTTTCTATCTTGGGGCCAAACAAGATGCTTATGCCGCATGAAGGGCCGTGGTGTGGGATAATAAGAATTCATCTAGCGTTAATTGTTCCAAAGCAAGGGAATGGATGTACGCTTGTTGTTGATGGCAAGCCCTACAAGTGGGAAGAGGGCAAGTGCGTTGTCTTTGATGACACTTATGAGCATATTGCAGTAAACGAAACAGATCACGAAAGAGTTGTTCTTTTTCTAGACTACATGAGACCTTTGCCTTGCTGGCTTTCTTGGTTTAACTGGTTAGTAATAAGAACAGCTAGGCACTTAAAATATTTCAAAGTTCCAATCGCTCGTCATAAAGAGTGGGAGCGCACCTTCTATAAAGAGGCTGAGTAATGAAAACAACAGGTTCAAGAGTTAGGGCTGAAGCGCCAAGAGCGGGACTCAAAGGCAAGTCAAAGAAAGTTACAAGAGGCAATACTTCTGTCGAGAGGATGGAAGAAGAAAAGCCCAAAAAGATGATGGCCGGAAAAAAGCCAAGGGATATGATGTATGGCGATGGCGGCATGACAAAAAAAGTTAAAATGATGGGCGGAGGAAAGCCACGCGACAAGATGTCTTACGCAGATGGCGGTAAGCTGAACATGGTTAGTAACAGTAAAGGTGAGATGGTTCCTGATTTTGCGGCTGATGGCATAGGTCGAATGATGGGTGGCGGCAAGACTGTTCTGGCGCAAGATGGCATGAACAAGATCAGCGGCTATGCAAAAGGCAAGAAGGTTATGCACTACCGTGATGGCGGTGTAACCATGTCGGCTCGCGGTTGCGGTGCGGCCAGAAAGCAAAAGTTCGGCAAAAACGGCTAGGAACTTCTTATGGCAATGGAAAAACCTCTTGTTACTCCAGATCAGCTAACGCCTGAAGAGATGTCTGGCGCTATGGAGATAGAGATCGTTAACCCAGAGTCGGTTTCAATAGAGACTGAAGATGGCGGTCTAATGTTCGACTTCGACCCAGAAGCGAATATGTCTGATGAAATACCTTTTGATGCAAACCTTGCCGAGTATCTTGAAGATCAAGACCTGAATGAGCTTGCAGGAGAGCTTGTCGGTTTGTTTAGGTCTGACAAGGAGAGCAGGTCAGATTGGGAAAGAACCTACATAGAGGGCTTAGACCTTCTTGGGCTAAAGCACGAAGATAGAACAACTCCTTGGGATGGCGCTTGCGGCGTATTTCATCCCCTTCTAACAGAAGCTGTTATTAAGTTTCAGTCTCAGTCGATTCAGGAACTGTTCCCAGCCAGCGGCCCAGTAAAGACCACTGTTGTTGGCGTTATTGATGAGGTCAAAGAAAAGCAAGCTCATCGAGTACAAGATTATTTAAACTACCTTGTCACTGAAAAGATGACAGAGTATCGGTCTGAGACAGAAAAATTACTGTTCTCATTGCCGCTGGCGGGTTCTGCTTTCAGGAAGGTGTACTTTGACCCAAGCATGGGTCGCCCGTGCAGTATGTTTGTTCCTGCTGAGGACTTTGTTGTTAGCTATGGAGCGTCTGACCTCTCTACCTGCGAGAGAGCCACGCACATAATGAAGAGAACAAGCAACGAAGTACGCAAGTTGCAGGTCTCAGGCTTCTATGCAGACGTAGATTTAGGCAAGGCAAGTGAAGACACTGACGAGATAGAGCATAAGTATCAAGAGTTGACTGGAAATTCTTCAACTTACGACAGTGATTCTCGTCACACGATATTAGAGATGCAGGTTGACCTCGACATTATTGGCTTTGAGGATATGAAGGACGGTGAGGCAACGGGAATACAGCTTCCATACGTTGTAAGTATCGACCTAACCTCCCGACAAGTGCTTTCCATCCGTAGAAACTACTACGAAGACGATGAAAAAATGATGAAGCGCGAGCATTTCGTGCATTACACCTATATGCCCGGACTTGGCTTCTACGGATTTGGCTTAATTCACATGATTGGCGGTCTCGCTAAAAGCGCGACATCACTTTTACGCCAGCTTGTCGATGCAGGAACTCTTGCAAACCTTCCCGGCGGCTTAAAATCTAGAGGGTTAAGGATAAAGGGTGACGATACCCCGATTATGCCCGGAGAGTTCCGTGATGTGGACGTTCCCGGCGGCTCAATACGCGAAAATATTAGCTTTTTGCCTTACAAAGAGCCAAGCAATGTTCTTTATCAACTTATGGGCGATATTGTAGAGGAAGGCAGACGATTTGCCTCTGCCGCAGACGTAAAAGCGGCTGATATGAACTCAGAAGCCCCAGTTGGAACGACTCTAGCCATACTAGAGCGGTCAATGAAGGTAATGAGCGCGGTTCAAGCGCGATTACACGCCTCAATGCGTAAAGAATTGCGTATTTTGTCCAAGATTGTCTATGACTTTGGCCCTTCTGACTATCCCTATCAGACTGAAGATAATATGTTGGTGAAAGATGACTTTGATGGCCGGATAGACGTTATTGCCGTTAGCGACCCCAATTCGGGGACAATGGCACAGCGAATTATGCAGTATCAGGCGGCATTGCAGTTGTCTCAGCAGAACCCTGACATGTACGACCTTCCGTTGCTACACCGTCAGATGCTGGATGTTCTTAATATCAGGGATGCAGACAAGATTATTCCTCTTGATGAGGACATTAAGCCGACTAACCCAGTTAGCGAGAACATGAACATCATCAACAACAAGCCAGTTAAAGCGTTCATGTATCAAGATCATGAAGCGCACATTCAGGCTCACATGGCGTTTATGGAAGACCCCAAGATTACGGCAATCGCTGGAAAGAGTCCTATGGCGAAAGCTATGGCGGCGGCTATGGCGGCACACATTCAGGAGCATTTGGCGTTTGCTTACCGTCAACAGGTTGAGGATGAGCTTGGCGTTGAGTTGCCAGCAGATAACGAAGACTTGCCTGAGAGCGTTGAGCTTCGACTGTCTCGTCTGGTTGCCCCTGCGGCAGAACAACTCAAGGGCAAGAATCAGCAACAAGCTCAACAGCAGAAGAATGAGGAGCAACAAAAAGACCCCGTTGTTCAAATGGCGCAGAAAGAGCTTCAGATTAAAGAACAGTCTGCTATGGCTAAGGTTCAGATCGATCAGGCCAAGATGCAACTTGAAGTCGCTAAGGCTAAGAGTAAAGCCGATTACGATATGCAGAAGCTTGATCAGGAGGCTGAAATCGCTAAGGCGGAGCTTGCCGTGAAGATTGCTGAGGATAGAGCTAAAGAGCAGATTGAGTCTCGCAAGCAGTCCACTAAAGAACAAATTCAAGGGATTGAGATTGGCAAGGATTTAGCGGAGAGTCTATTCGATGCCAAGAGCGCAGAATAATTCATGGGAGTATCTTAGGGAGAAGTTACGCGCCCAAATGAACGATATGAGCGATCACGTTAGTGGTGGCGCATGTAAAGAATTTTCCGACTACCAAAAGTGTTGCGGAATAATCGAGGGTTTAGCCCTTGCAGAGAGAGAACTTCTAGACTTGCAAGCCAAGCTAGAAAGCGACTAATTCGTTACATTTAGTAACGCACAACGACTCTGGACGTTTTTTTCCAGTGCAGAAGGTCAGACTAATGACAGATTTGTCTAAACCATCGAAAAAAGACGAGAACGAAACTTCTCGCAAGGCTAATCAATTGCCTAAGCCGCAGGGCTATAAGATATTGATTGCTTTACCTGAGCCGGAAGAGAAAACGGAAGGCGGAATTATTAAGTCTGCTAGATCGTTGCAAGATGAAGAGGTGGGTTCGATTGTGGGTATGGTGCTGAAACTTGGCCCAGACACTTACAGCGATCCTCAACGATTCCCGTCTGGCGCTTTTTGTAAAGAGGGGGATTGGATTCTTATGCGATCTTACTCTGGCACTCGATTTAAAGTGCATGGCAAGGAGTTCCGGTTAATCAACGATGACAGCGTTGAAGCTGTAGTCGAAGACCCAAGAGGCATAGGTAAGGTATGAGTGAATCTAATGAAGCAGTAGACGTTGAAAGCAGTGCTGAAGATAAATTCTTTGGCGTTAAAACTACAATAGTTAAGAGCAGTGCCAATAAGCCTGAAGATGAAGCTTCTGACATTGAGATCGAGACTATAGATGATCGTCCCGTTGAAGACAGGCGAGCGCCCAAAGCGGAAGCCTCTGATGAAAGCGAAGATGACGATGAACTATCTGGCTATAGCGATAAGGTTCAGAAAAGAATCAACAAGCTTCGCTATGAGCAGAACGAGGAGCGCCGACAAAGAGAAGCGGCGGAAAGGATGCGTGAAGAGGCAGTTCGTGTAGCTCAAACTCTTAGCAACAAGAACAAAGAGTATGAAAGCATTATTACGCGAGGAGAAGCCGCACTTGTTCAACAGATAAAGGGTAAAGCGGAACTATCTTTAGCTCAAGCCAAAAGTAGCTATAGAAAGGCGTATGACGATGGAGACACTGACAACGTCATTGAATCTCAAGAAGCCTTGAATAGAGCGCAGGCCGAGATGGCAGAAGCGGTTAGGTATGAGCAGAATCTTGCGGCTCAGGCTCAACGGCAACAGTTTCAGCCTCAGCCTCAAGAGCAGTTTCGTCAACAGCCCCAACAGCAACAGCAGTCTCCGCTTCCTGTAGACCCAGAAGCAAAGGAGTGGGCTGAAAAGAACGATTGGTTTATGTCTCCAAGCAACAAGAGAATGACTGCAACAGCGTATGGGTTGCACGAAGAAGCTATTGTTGATAATAAGATTAAACCTAATACGTCTGAGTATTTTGAGTTTATAGACTCTGGAATGCGAGAGGCGTACCCAAAATTTGATTGGCAGGATACCAGCGATTCTGATGGACGTACCGCGACTTCGACTGCTAATCAACGCTCCACGGTAGTGGCACCATCAAGCAGGAATAATGGTGCAAAACCGCGCAAAGTGAAGCTAACGTCCACTCAAATCTCTCTCGCCAAGAGAATTGGGCTTACCCCTGAACAGTATGCCAGACAACTCGCTAAGGAGAGTTTGAAATGACTGAAGAGCGCAAACCCAGAGAAAAGTCTTTACGCAATGAAGAAGCTAGAGCCAGTGATTCATGGGTGCCAGCATCCATCCTTCCCGATCCAGCCCCGCAAGACGGTTGGTTGTTTAGGTGGATACGAACAGCCACACTAGGTGAATCAGATAATACTCACGTTTCCCGCATGTTTAGGGAAGGTTGGGAGCCTTGTAAGGCTGAAGACCATCCTGAACTCATGCTTGAATCTGATATTAATTCTAGATTTGCAGGCAATATCGAAGTTGGCGGGTTGCTTTTATGTAAAGCCCCATCGGCCAAGATGGAATCGCGTACAAAGCACTTCCAGCAGGTTTCTCAGAATCAGATGGATTCTGTAGACCAAAATTACTTGCGTGAAAATGATCCTAGAATGCCTCTGTTAAACCCAGAGCGTAGTTCTAAGACAACTTTTGGAAGGAGCTAAACCTTTTGGTAAGGCTCCTAAACTAAGTAATTAACTATTTTAGGAGGCCATCATGGCTACTACTGCAACTCCAACAGGTGCAGAACCAGTTGATACTCTTAGTGCGAGCGGCTCTTTTTCAGGAAAAGTCCGACACATTAAGATTGCAAGCAACTATGGAACCGCTGTTTTTTACGGTGATTTCGTTAAGTTGGTTGCCGCTGGTACTGTAGAGAAAGCCGCAGTTACAACAGCAGTTGTTGCTGGAACTGTCGGTATTTTTATGGGATGCTCATTTACTGATCCCACCACAAACCAGATGACATTCAGCCAGCACTATCCAGCGTCTACTGTCGCTAGTGATATCATGGCGTATGTTTGTGACGATCCTAAACTGCTATTCCGTATGCAGGGTGACGAAGCTATTGCTCAAACTGGGCTTGGTAACAACATCTCTGCGGTTAGCACAGCAGGTTCAACCTCGATTGGTCGAAGCAAGAACGCCCTAGACGGCGGCTCTATTGCTACGACTAACTCGTTACCTCTTCGTGTCGTTGACTTCGTAGATGGCCCAACCAGTGCTGTAGGCGATGCCTTCACGGACTGTATTGTGACCTATCTTCCATTAAGTCACGCTTACGAAACCAAACTTGGCGTTTAAGGAGATTTAGGAAATGGCTATTTCACGCGCACAAATGCTCAAAGAGCTACTCCCCGGCCTTAACGCTTTATTTGGTCTTGAGTACGAGAAGTATGATGATGAACACACTCTCATTTATGAAACAGAGAGTTCTGACCGTTCGTTTGAAGAAGAAGTTAAGTTAAGCGGCTTTGCGGCGGCTCCAGTAAAGAACGAAGGTTCTTCAATCTCTTATGATTCAGCACAAGAGTCCTTTACTGCCCGTTACAACCACGAAACTATTGCTACTGGTTTTTCTATAACCGAAGAGGCTATGGAGGACAACTTGTATGATTCGTTGTCTGCACGTTACACCAAAGCTCTTGCTCGCGCTATGGCATACACCAAGCAGGTTAAAGCGGCTTCTCCCTTGAACAACGGCTTCACTAATGCTTATCAGTCTGGTGATGGTGTAAACCTATTCACCG